CTGCTCGAGCTCGAGCACGACGTCGCTGGCCTGCTCGGATAGACGCAGCAGCATCCCGCGGGCCTGCTCGCTCTTCACCTTCGAGCGGATGACGGCCAGCAGCCAGCTGGCAGCGAGGCCCAGCAGCGACAAGACGGCGGGGAGGATGATGGCCAGCGCTTGCTGGAGCGGGGAATCGGGGGCGGTTGCTTCTTGCATGAGGCTTCTTTCGGAAAAGTCACCGCGCGCGCAGGCCTCGGCTGGGAGATCCTGGCGAGCGCGGCGGTGAGGTCAGTGGGCGGCGATAAGGACGTAGCCGGACAGATCCCAGGTGCGTCCGCCAACGGTGGTCACCCGCACGCGACTCGTGTACGTGACCCCTTCAGTCCCGCTCCGCCAGCGCGCGGACACGATACCGTTCTCATGCGCGAACAAGTCGAGCGTCAGAGCGGCATCCGAGCTGTTCTCTAATTCCACGCTATCGATCTCGTCGATGGTGTCACCCACGAGCGCGAGCGTCTTAGAGAAGTCAAAGTTGATAAAATCTACCTCGTTCGGGTCCTTCGGAGCGAACGTCCGCGGCGTCCCCCCGTAGCCATGCACGACCGTGCGACCAACGGGCGCGCGCACGAACACTGCCTCAGGCTCGGGAGTCGGCGTGGCCTCCTCGAAGGCATCGAATAGCAGAAGGCCCATGGCGATCCTCAGTCGTCGAGCAGAGCGAACTCGTCGTCAGCGCTGGGCGCCGCCGTGAAGCCGTCGGTGAAGCTCAGCGCTTTCGTGGTGCCGTTGTAGCCCGTGCACTTTCGCACCTGACCAGCGAGCACACCGCTTTGAAAGCGCACCAGCTTCCCCTTGTGGGCGTCGTTGATCGCCGACGTGAGCGTCGTGACGAATGACGTCGCGGTTTGCCCAGTCCCGGCGACAGCGAATGTTGCCTGCGGGTCCATCACGCCCGAGGTGACCTGGGGCCGCATGTTGGTCTTGGTGATCAGCACGGTCAGCCAACTGCACCTGGTTTCCGCAGCCGTGAGGGTGAGCGTGTAGATGCCCGTGCTCCCGAGCTCCGTTGGCGCGTTCGTGGCGGCCGCAAAGGCGCCTCCGTCTTTGCTGATCTGGACGTCGCTAGCCAGCAGCGAGAGACCGCTACGTAGCGCCCCCGTGCTGACGGTTGAGTCGTACGCCGGGAAAGTGATGGCTTGCTGTTGTGCTCGTCTCATGGGTCGTTCCTTAGCCACGCCCAAAGCGCAGCGAGCCAACTCCGGCGCCAGGAGTGCCAAAGCCAGCGGTGCAGATCCCGTAGTTCGCGGCCCGTCAGCGGAGTCGCCTCCGGATCCCGCACCCACAAAGCGTCGATCGTGATGTCTGCAAACTTCATAGGGTTCCGTCCGCTGCCTTGATCGACGTCACGAACCTCGGACCAATGAGCGCCATGGCTGCTGCGGTGGCGTGCAGGTTGTCGCCCTGTACGTACGTGCCGCCTGTCAGGTCGGACCAGCTCAGCGCGTAGGCGTTCGCGTCGGCCGTATCGTTCGCGTCGATCGCCGCGTTGATGGTGTTTAGATCCGCAAGCACGATACCGCCGCCCGTTTGTGCCGGGTTGAGCTTCATCATGTGGAACGGAATGTTTGCGGCGGTGAGCCCGAAGGCTTGCGCGGCAAAGCGCCGAATGTACGCCTTGATCGCGGTTAGGTTCGCCGCGTACTGGCCGGCTACAGTCGACCCCGCAGCTGCGTCGTTCTCGCCCTGCCACCAAGTGCATTGAACGGACGGCGCGCCGCCGAACCGTGCCTTAGCCATGAACACGTTGCGGCGTACTTCGCTCGGCAGGTTGGTGGAGTAATAGCCCTGGAGGTTGTTCGTCGGGCCCGCGCCGTTCTGCCCACCCCAGCTGGTCCCGGCGTTCGTCGCGCCTTGACCAACGCCGGCCATGTGGTGCGGTTTCGCGAAGCTGCCCCGCTGGATGTAGTGCTGAGCACCATGCACAGTGCCGCGAAGTTCGAGCGATTGCAGCCCCACCGGGTCAACGGCGGTGTTATTCACGCTGCGCATCGCCTCTTTGACTTGCGCGTCCGGGAGGCCCGCGACGGCGCCGGTAGCGATACCGTTCGCTAGCGAGTTGCTCTGGCCGAAGTTGAGCAGCAGCAGATAGTCGACCGACGACGAGTAGAGCGGGGGCGTGTTGTAGGCGCCCATCACGAAGTTGTGCAGCTCGATGCCTTCGGCTTCCGTGAGCGGCGCCGCGGCTGGGTCGCGAACCCAGATCGCGAAAATCTCGGCGTTCAAAAAGTTGACGATAGAACCGCCGTTGTCGTGTGCGCCGATCGTCCACGTGTTGATCGCCTGCGTACCGACGTTGGCTTGGAGCGTTCCGTCCGCGTCGATCGGGTCCAGCTCTTCGTTGCGGCGGAGAGTCGTGTCGGTGCCCGAACCGTTGTTCTTGACGCACACGCGCACCATCTGCTGGAGAGTGTTGTTCGCGTTGTGGGCAAAGTTGTTCGGCGTCGACTGGTGCGTGAAAACGTAGGCACCCGCAGCGAAGGATAGGATCTTCCGCGGCGTAGTGCTGCTGGTGCTGCTCCCAGCCGCAATTGTATTGCTCGCGTTCGTAGTGGCGTTTTTCTTGTACCAGATGACATATTCGAATGCCGAATCGTCGCCAGCTAACATCGTCGCAAGCGCGTTCAGGCGCATGTATGCGCTCGTGCCGTTGAGCGTGATCGACTTGCGGTTACCCTCCGGAGTCACCCAGCCGCTGGCGTTCAGGGCGCCGTTGACGATCGTGGGATTGCCCTGCGAAAAAATATCCGCGCGCGGAGCCCACGTGCTGCCGTCAGCGATGTCGTCACCCAGCAAGAAGTAGCCGCACTTTGCGGCGACGGGTACCGTCGGCGCGGTGTACGTCGCCGCAGAGCTGTTCGTTACGGCCTGAGCGACCAGCGCAGCCGCGTTGTTCCCCGCGACGTCACGGACCGGATTCACGCCAGGCGTGTACGAAACAGTGACGGTCTGCCCGACGAGTATCGGCTGGCTGGTGGCCAGCGTGATCACCGCGCCCGAGCGTCCCGCCGAAACGAGCACGGCCGGCGTGCCGCCCAGCGAGTAGTCATTCTGGCTGGGCGTGCTGGCGCCCAAAGTCTCGTTGTACGTGAGCGCGATCGAGAGTCCGTCCGCGGCGACGACGGCGCTGGAGAGCGTGGGCGCCGTAACGTCGGGCGCGGCCTCGCTCCCGCGAAAGCCGATGCCGCCACCGAATCCTAATCCTCCGAAACGCATGTTGCTTTCTCCACACGACAAGGTGAGCAAGTAGAGGCAGAGGGCCCGTCGACGCATTTCACAGCGGGTGGCCCAGCTTGAGGTAGTGCTCTGCCTCAGCGCGCTCGGCGCCCGACAGTGCTCCCGCGTAGACCAGTATCCCGCCCAGCACCATGTGCGTTAAGCCGGATAGGCCAATGCGGCGGATGCCGCCCACGGAGAACGTGTCGAGCGTCGTCGCGCCCACGTCGCTGTCCGCGGCTGGGGTGCTCACGCCGTCGAGGTTTGCGTCCAGTACCCCGTCGATGTGCAGCGCTACGCGCGTGCCCGTGAATGTTAGCGAGTAGATGTGCCGATTGGTGTCGACCGCCGTCGCAGCGTCTTTGACGCGCGACGTCGATGCGTCGTCGCGCCGCCCGGAGCCGATCACGCCCGATACGCTTGCCGGCAACCGTAGGTCATGCAGCGGCGGGTCCACGCCGTTTCGCCCGAATCCCCACAGGCTCCGGATGTCGACCGATGTGCCCAACGTCAAGATCTGGGCCGCCATCACGACGGTGAATGGCTGGTCCGTGCCCGTGACAGACGCGGCGAGACCATCGCCCTCGAGGACGTCGGTCGTGCCGTCGAACGTGAGCCCCGGACGAGTGCCGCCCCAGCTGGTGGCGCTGTACGCCGGCCTGCTCGTCCCGGTTGCTTGGAGGAGCGGGTTCGGGCCTCCGGCAATCCGGTTGCTCACCTGGCTGCACTCGCTCCCCGAGAGCGTCACGAGATCCGGGCGCACTTCGTACCAACCGATCAGCGTGGCCGAGCTGGCCATGCTCGGTCGCCAGCCGGCGCCGCTCGACGCCACCGCGGCGATTACCGACGGATGCATCGCTATGCCAACTCCCGCTCACCGAACACGCGCCAGCGGTTCGTAGCGAGCTTCGTGGCGCCGATGACCGCGTACTGCTTGAGCGTCTTGAGGGTCTCGCTGGTCTCGAGAGTGACTCCAGCGCCAGCTACCAGGGTCACCTGCCCCGCGCCGCTCTGGGTGAAGAGGATAGTCTTACCAACGCGAATCGCCACGCTTGCATGCGGAGGAATCGTAACTGCGCAGGTTTGCGTGCATTCGATCATGGCTCCGCCGTCCGAGAGGACACACGTGCGCGTCGTGGTCGACTCGGTGACGACGCGCATGGCGCCATCGGACTCCGCGCCCAGCCGGTAATTCGTGCCGTCGTAGTAGCCTCCAGCTACGTTCTCAGCGCTGGGCGACAGGTCCCAGTTGGGCTCGACTCCGCCCGCCCACATGACGCTGCCAGGCCATGTCGGCACACGCCCGCCCGTCGTGTCTTGCACGTGGCGCAGCTGCACCGCCGTGAATGCTGGCGGCGCGAGGAACGTGTAGGTGCAGTTGCCGGTGAGCGTCGACTTGTGCAGCGCCCCAGCAGACCAGTCGATGGTGTCGGCGGTTGAGCTGTTTCCGTCGTCGATCTCCTGTTCGTAGGAGATGCTCCTGACGTCGTCGATGGCCTGGTTTCCGACGTCCCACGCGGCGGAAAGAGGAACTGTGCCGTCTGCGCGCACGTCTCCGCCTGTGGGATCGGCATCGAAGCTCAGGACCAGATCGGAAGCAGTCGTGGGCGGCAGCGCCGTCCCGAACACGTGAGCGACAGTGAGCTTCTTGTAGCCCGTGGCCGTCGTCCACGCGGACATGGTGAAAACCAGCTTCTTGGTCGGGTCGCTGATCGACTGAACGGTGATGCGCCCCTTGACGGTGCCGGGTGCGTCGTCGAGGCTGGCCAGCCACCCCGTGATGTCCGTACCTGCGGCGTCCGTGTCGTCGACGTAGATGCTCGTTATGCTAGCGGGGGTTGCATTGTTGAAGCGCAGCGTGCCCGCGCCCGGATCGCTGTCCGTCGTGGTGGTCGAGAACGTGAACTTGAAGGCGTCGCCGCCAGCTCCGCCGCCAGCAAAACCAGTGTAGGCACCCCAGCTAGCCCCGCTCCACTGATACCAAAGACCCGTGTCCGCGAGTAGGCAGAGGTCTTTTGTACGCAGCTGCGTGGCTGCAATGGCGTCGCGGGCCGCGGCGTTGGCCACGACCTTGACGGCGCCCATGATGTATTCGCCGCGCGTGATCGGCAGCGAGCCGCCGCTCGGCGGGGCGAGCGTTCCCAGGAAGTCGACGTCTGCCATGTTAGTTCGTCACGTCGAAGGTTTTGGTGCCCACGAACGCGGAGTCGAGCTCGTAGCGGTCGTAGTTCTCGGAGTAGCCCTGGGCGTTCGTGTACGAGCTCGTGCCGATCAGAGTGATGCCGACGCCGAATCCGGTGTCGTTGTCTTTCACGGTGGGCACGCCGTAGCGGGTCGGGAAGGCGAAGACCGCCCGCTGGCTACCGCCCGTCGACGTCGTCGTGAAAGAGAAGGTGCCGTTGGTGTCGAGCGTCGTGTAGGTCGCGGCGGCCACGATGGTGGCGAGGCTCGAGCCTGATGCGGCGACGCCGGCAAAGTTGCGCTGGCCCCAGGTGATCGTCAGCGTCGCGACATCGGCGTCGAAGCCATCGCTGCCGGTGAGCGTGTAGACATAGGTCTGGTTCGGGGTGTTTCGCTGGACGGCAATCGACGTGCTGAAGTTGGTTGGCGTGCCGACGACGTTCTTGCTCTCGCCGTTGGCGTTGTTGGTGAGGGTGAGGGTGACCGGCGTGCGGTTATGGGCGGCCGTGAAAGACGGCGTGATCGACTGACCGGTCTCGACAAGCGTTGTCGCTGACGTGAACGTCGTGATGTCGTAGTCGGACGCCGGAGCAGCAACCCAAACCCCGCCCACGACTTTCAAGACTGAGCCGTTGTCGGCAACGGTCACGGCGGGCAGCCCACCGCCGGCCACCGTGATGTCAAACATGCCTGTCGAGCTGTTGTACGCCGCAGAAACTCCGATGAAATTCCAGGCGTTGCGCCGGGGACTTTGTTCGGCGCCACCAACGAATAGGCGCTGCCCAGCGATGTAGTCGGTCCAATTCATGGGTTTTGCCGAATCAGAGGAACATCTCGGACCAAGAACCGACGATCACCCAATCGAGCGCGCCGTCTCCATTGCGGTCGACGACGACCGCTTCGAAGCTCCGCCCGGTGTTGTTGTTGATGGCGTTCGTGCCGCCGAAGTTCAGACCGATCACCGTGACGCCGGTCCAGTTGCCGCCGCTGCCGTCGTTGAAGATCGAGACTGTCAAACGCTGCCCCGCGAAGAGCTTCGCCGGCATGGTCAACGTGGGCGCCGTGCCGTTGAACGCCAGCGCGACGTGTCGCGCGCCATTGGGGATCGTGTAGGCGGTCGCAGGCCCCGGATACGCGGGTAGGTAGTGCTTGAGCTCGAGCGCTGAAGACAGCGCGAGCGCGGCGGAGCTGCCGTATTGCTCCATCGCCGGGTAACTGCCGATGATGGTCCCGCGCTCCACGATACGCGCACCGGCGTCCCAGCCCAGCATGCTTTTGCTGCCAACGCTGAGGCCGCCAAGCAAACGACAGCCATCCAGGCGCACGTTGCTGCCGTTGGTGGCGTACACGAAGTTTCCCGTACCGGTCGTGTGCGCCGAGCCATCAAGGCGCACGCCGTCAAGGTCCACGGTTGCTGCGCCGCCCACGTAAACCAGGCCGTCGGAGTACGACGCTGGCATGGCGAGCGCGCCGCGCGTGAGCTTGACCGTTCCGTTGAGGATGTCGATGCCCCTCAGGAGCCCCGTCACGTTCAGGCGGCAATCGATGAACTCCAGTTCTGAAGCAGCTGAGTTCAATGAAGCGAGCTTGCCTTGCAGGTTGCTGGACGGCGCACCGCCGGACGTGAACCCGTTCCACGTGCAACGAACGAACTGCACGCGAGCATCAACGTTGTTGACGATGTGCGTGCCCGTCGTGGCGACGTTGCCCAGAAATCGAAGGTCCTGGAAGACGACCGGGTTGCTCTCCTGGTAGTCGAGAAACACGAAAGCGTTGGCGGTCGCGTGGTCGTGGAGCAGGAAACTCTTGTCCGGTACGCCGTATATCGAGACGCCACCCGGCACACTCAGTAGGCCATGGCGAAAGTTCCCCGGTGGTACAAAGACGTGCCCTCCGGCGGCGCCGGCGGCGTTCAGCGCATTCTGAATAGCCGTCGTTGACGATCCGACGCCGGTCGGATCGGCCCCATACGCGCGCGTGATGTCGTAGAGCGCGCTCCGGCCGCGATTGTAGAGAAAGCGCGTCCGCTGCGTGAGCGGGTTGAAGCCCTGCGACAACGAACCCGAGTCCGCCAACTCACCGTTGTTCGGCCGCTGGACGTTCGCTACCCAGCTGTCCGTATCTGTTGCGTTAGTCGGCATGGATCAGAGTCCGAAGGCGATCTCGACGATCGATGTGTCAGCGAGCTCGAACGTGAATCCGCGGCAAATCCAGCGCGTCGGCTTCCACTTGCGGACGATTCCGTGGATGAGCTGGTAGAACGCGATCGTGACGCCGACGCCGTAGATGGTGCCGTCGCCGTAGGTGAAGGAGCCCCATGTCGGACCGTTGCCGGTCACCGGGTGGCCGCTCGAGAATGGGAAGTGGACCCAAAACTGGGACCAGTAGGGAGCGGGCTCGCCGTTTGGACCGAGAGCGGCAGCGTCGAAGGTGATCTCGGTGCCCGGGTAACCGGCGTGGGCGAACTGCGCAACGATCGTGCCTTCGGATCCCGCGAACTTGTAGGCGTTCCAAGCGTCTCTGAGCCGCGACCGGTGCTGCGCAGCGGTCTCGCCCGGGTAGCGGGGCATGCCGCGCTCGCTGGCGATCAGCGGCAGCACGTCGTCGGGGCTGTCGGGTTCGGCGATCCATGCCAGCTTGAGCGCGAGGCTCATGCCGTCGGCGATCTGGTCGCCGTGCAGGCTGCAGAGGACGCCGAACCAAACTGACGAGTAGCGCTGCGCGAACGGACGCGGCAGGACCGCGTCCACCATGTCCTTGAAATTGCCCATCAGACGGCCGGCATGTAGTTGATCGAGATCGTGCCGAGCGTGATCTTGCCGAACGCAACGACACTGATATCGGCTGCCGGCAAGGACAGAGTGACGGTCTTACTGACGGTTTGACCGGCGACGGTTACCTGCCGGATTACGGACTCAATGTCGTTGAGTGGCACAACGTTGCTGGGGCCTGGGTAGAAGTCGTAGCCCCCGAGAGGGATACCCTTGATGAACTCGATGATTGCGGCTTCGGTTGCTGCCTGGAGATCGGCTACCGAATAGGAGCCCTTGAAATAGACGGTGCCTGTGATGTTGAGCGGCGTCGCGGGTGCCGCGTCGACGATTGCCGTCTTGGGCGTGGCGGTCGAACCGAAAACCCGAGCGTCAATGGCCGCCTGCGCGAGCGCGATGTCCCCGGCGCTGGCCGTCTCGAGATCGTTCGCCATCCAAACGTCGAACGTGCCGGCACCCCGCGGGTTTTGACTGTCAACGGCTACGCCCGTGACAAGCTCGGTCGCGTTCAGGCAGATGTTGATGACCGCGTCGTCGATCAGCTCGTACTCGGTGAGTAGCGCCCACTTGGTCTTGTTGCGTGTGCGCAGGACCGGGTCGGCCTCTTCGTCTGTGCCGCTGCGCTCTACCAGGTCGCTCGTGACGGTGACCCCTGCGAGCGTGGTCAAGAGAGCCTTGACCGTGTCGGGCCCCTTGTTGCTGGCCGTCCCAGCGACCTCGGCCTCAAAGATCAGATCCGGTTGGCTGCCGCCGCTCACCAGGGTGATCGGGAAGACCACCAATGGATCACCGTTGTCGATCAGCCGATACGTGGGTCCGTCAGGGTGCACGACCACAAGGTCGCTCTCGTCGAACGTGTGCGGGCCGGAGCCCGCCGCGCAGGTGAGCGTGATGCGTCGCTGGGCTGGTTGTGCGCCGTCTCGCTCGTTGTCGTAGTGGCTCCGCGAGAGCCGCGTGAGCGCCTCGCCCTTGGCCGTGTCGACGAGAGCTGACTCCTTGATGTAGACGGAAAGCTTGGAGGCCTGGTGCCCCACCTCCGCCGTCAGCTCGACGTGCGCCAGCGCGGGCTCGCCCTCTTGCCAGGACGTCGCTGTGTAGCCACCCGCATCAAGCTGATCGAGCAGCGATTGCTTGTAGTCGTCGTGCGAGATCTCGACGACGTCAGCCCAATTGAGAGTGGCCATGCGTTAGGCGGCTTCGAGATCCAGCAGGGCCAGCTTGGCCTGCTCGATCAGTAGGGTTCGCGTAAAGGGGCCGGCGGCGTCGACAATGAGAAGCGTCAAGCGGATGGCGCGGCCGCCCTGTTCGTAGATGGCGGTCGCCTGCACGTCTTCGACCTGCTCGTCCTTCAGGCACTCGGCCTCCGCAGCGGCCGCGATCGTCTCGGGGCGCGCCTTGCTGTTGAGGAATTGCGCCATGTCGGTGCCAAAATTCTGCCACCAGGGAAATCTCCCGCGCGGGGTCTGCAGTCGCACACAGAGCCTGTGGATCAGAGCCGTGCGCCCAAACACGGTGCGCATCTCGGGCGTGAAATCGCCCAGGCTCCAAAGGCCAATGGTGTCGTCGATACCGGCCATGGTGCTAAACTCAACCCCTGAAACACAGTGACCCGGCGTCGCGCTAACGACCCGGGTCTCGGCTCACCAGGAATGGGGTTCCCGATGAACACTAAGACCGTAGCTTGCGCCACGTGCGGTGCCCAATGCCTAAGTTCGGGGCGCTGGAAGTTCTGTTCCCTTGCATGCCGTTTTGCGAGTCACGTTGACCAGAACGGCGCGATCCCTGCGCATAGGCCTGAATTGGGGAGGTGCGCGGTTTGGACCGGCGCTCGCGACACGAAGGGCTACGGCCAGATCAACCTCGCTAATCGCGAAAGGCGAGGAACGCACCGCGTAGCCTTCTTCCTGGCACACGGCAGGTGGCCAGAACCGATGGCTCTTCACAAGTGCGACAACCCCGCATGCGTCCGAGTTGATCACCTGTTTGAAGGGGACGATCTTGACAACGTTCGGGACATGCTCCGCAAAGGTCGCAATGGGCAACCGCACGGCGAGGACGCTGGCATGGCTCGGTTGACAGAGGCGCTCGTCACCGAGATACGGTCTGCCGTCGCAAAGGGCGAACCACAGCGCGCCGTGGCCCGACGAATGCAAATCCCAAGAACAACCGTTGGTTGCGTGGTTAGGCGCCAGACCTGGAAGCACATGGCCTGAAAATCGGCCTAGGTTTGGCTCAAGGTTGCGCGCGACCGGCCGTCTGGTTAGCCTGAGGATTCATGTCGAGACTGGCGTTTGTGGTCGGGGTGCTGGCGATGGCGTGTGGCGGCGAGCCATCGAGTTGGGGTGACGTCACGATCGTCAAGGGCGGAGCGTCGGGCGCGCCGGCTGCAGCTGCGGGGTCACACGCGGCAATTGCTGGGTCGGGCGACGACGGCGGCGACGACGTCGGCGGAAGCGCTGGCGAGGCGCCTGCGAGCGCTGGCACGGGCCAGGCGGCGGGCTCGGGTGGCGTAGGTGTGCTGACCGGCGGCACCGGCGGGACTAGCGGTGGTGGCGCCGGCGGATCCGCATCTGCCGGCACGGCCGGTGAGCAGAGTCAGGGCGGAGAGAGCCAAGGTGGCTCGAGTGCCGGAACTGGGGGCACTGGCGGCAAGTCCGGCGGCGGCGGTGGCGGCGGCACAGGCGGCAAGCCGGAGCCGCTTGAGTGCGCTTCCGACACCTTGGATTGCACCGACGAGCCTGGTTGCGAGACGTGGATTGGTGAGGTCGACAACTGCGGCGAGTGCGGCAAGAAGTGCCACGCGACCCAGGTCTGTAAGCTTCTCGGCGGCCCCGGCACCTGGCACGCGGGATGCGCGTCGCCATGAAGCCCATCTGTTTGCTGCTGCTGGCCCTATCCACGGCGAGCTGCTCGGTCTTCATGGGCCAGCCACAGCACGCCCCGCTTTGCTACCAAGCTCTGTCCAGTCAGAAACTCTGCTTCGCCACCGAGCGGGAGCTCAGCGAAGACGTTGCGCGCCGTCAGCGTCTCGCAGTGGAGCGAGCAGCCGAGGAGCGGGCCAAGCAGCTCGCTCTGGCCATCGTGGCCGAGCGTGACGCGAAGGAGGCGGCCGAGCGAGCTCGGTCTACCGTCGAGCGAGCGGATCGAATCCAGGACGATGCCTTCGAGATCTTGGTGGAGATTCACGAGGACGCGGTGAGCCGCGCCAGCGCCGCTGAGTCGTCTAGCTCACCAGAATCTGTGCCAGCGCCGCGATAGCTGCCGGCACCGAGCTGGCTAGCACGAAGGCCTCGACATGATCGCCGGGAGCGCCCCCGGCGATGCCTGACGAGGTGTGGGCCGAGACCTCATTGCCGAAAGCGTCTGCAGTGCCTGAGTAGCGGTACGCGGCCACGCCGCCAGCGGCCAGCAGCTCGCCGATCGACACCGAGAGCGCTAGTCGCGCCTGCAGATCCACCAAGGAAGGTTCTAGCTCCGCGGCGGCCGCTAGCACAGCCTGAAGCTGCAGCGTAGGGTCGGGCGCGCTTACCGTGGCCTCGAGGGAGAGAAGCGCCTGCGCGCCGCCCGCGATGGCCAGTGCCGGGATCTGGGGCACCGTCAGGGCCGCGACGAGGCTCAGCAGCCCCGTGAGCTTCGCTTGCACTTCGCCGATCGCCATCGTGGTAGCCACACTGAGCTCCGCCCCGGCCAGACCGAGCATGGGGTTGGCCTGCCCCACGCTCATGGTGCCGAGCTCTGTCAGGTTGCCGGGCACTGCTCAGCTCTTGAACTTGGACTTGCCGGTGGTGATGAAGCCGTAGCCGGGCTGCGCGAGAAGCAGCGTTGGGGCAGTGGGTCCGAAACTGACGAGATAGGGCACGCCGGGCATCAAAGGGCCAACTGGTGGCGGGATTGGAATCGGGGCAAACGTCACAACCGTCCCGACACCGCCAAACTGCACGAGGTCGCCGACCCGTGCCTGATCCTGCCCGCCGCCAAGCACCGTGATGAGCTCAACCGTCGCCGGATCGTACTCCCAGCTGCATACGAAGGGTCGTGACGGATCGCCAGCAGCGAAGGCCAAGTGGCACCGCGCGCCAGCCGAGATCAATGCCTTCATGCCCGGCATACCGTACCGGATTGGCACGTGGTCGAGCCCTCTACCGGCGCCGCGCATTACCGCATCATCGGGCAGTAGCTGGAGCGTGCCATCCGCGTTTTGCTTGACGACCTTGCAGGGCCATTCGCGCGAATAGTCGACCTCTTGCTTGGCCTGCGCGCGGATCTTGCCGAGTGCCGTGCTCGCGCTGGTGGTCTCGATCTCGGTTCGAAGCGTCTCGCCGTAGCGGTGCGTGACGCGCTCGATCCGCTGCCCCTGGTAGACGGTGCCAGGCACCATGTTCGGGGTGTCGGAGGCCAGGATGAGCGAGCCGCTCGACCAGTTTTCACTGACCAGTGTCCCGTCGGGCTCTACTTCGGGCCAGGTCTCTTCGCCGAACCAGACCGTGCCGTCGCGCAGCACGCGCCAGGCGCTATCGGTGTGCTCGGCCAGCTTGGTGAGCGCCTGCTCGGCGGTGCCACCGGCGATCTGCCAGCGCGGGAGCTTCTTTTCGAGCGTTTCCTTGTCGGAGAGATCGGAGAGGTCTTCGCCACAATCCTTCAGGATGTCGCGGACGACCTGCCCGATCTTCACGCCCGTGCTGCCAGAGTAGCTGTGGGCGCTCACCTGGTGGGAGAGCCGACCATTGCCACCCACGACCTTGCAGCGAGCTCGAACGCCCTCGATGCCGCTCTGCTCGGGGATGGCGGTGCCGGTGAACTCGATGTCGTCGAGGACGAACTTGACCTTGCCGGTCTCGATGGTGTCCTGGTCGAGGTCCAGGTCGCAGTACCAGGCGCCGATCCGCTTCATGCGGAGCTCGGCCGAGATCGGAGACACGGGGCGGCCGGCGGCAGCTGCGTTGGCTTTGCTCTGGCAGTCTTGCAGCTGGCCGTTCAACCCACGCAGCGAGCGGTTGACCTTGCCCTGGTCGACTCGACGACCCGGCGGCATGACGCCGTTGGTTCCGGCTACGAGCTGGGCGGAAGCGTTGAATTCGGCCAGGTCGCGCTCGAGCGTTGCGACACCGGAGATCGCCGCGTTCAACCCGACGACCAACTGCGCGCCGAGCGAGGTGGTAGCCGAGACGCCGATGCCCAGGCTGACACCCAGCCCAATCTGCGCCGCCGCCGACGCCGAAACGCCGACGCCTAGGCTAAGCGCGTCCGTTGCCTGGCCTGCCGCGGGCTGGAAGGCGTTCCCCGAGGGGCTCGCCAGCTCCATCGTCACGCCGATTGCGGCAACCGAGTCGAGCGAGGCCTGTAGGCTGCTGAGTAGCGCGCGTGGCGTCCAGTTGTAGGACGCCTGGCGGTCGACCAGCGCCTGCATCTTCGCTTGCAGCGCCGCAAAGGCGGAGATGCTAGCCATCAGCCACCGCCAAGAATCCGCATCTCGGTCTCTTGCGCGTCAGTCGTCGGATAGCCGGCGTTGCCCTGCAGGGCCTTGGCGAGCTTGTTAGGGTCGCCGAAGTAGTCGGGCTTGGTGTACTTCGGAATGATCGGATTCTCGGGCGTCGACTTCTTGGTCGGCCCCTTCGAGTCCTTCTCTTCCTCGAACCACTCGGCCACGCGGATCGTGATGACCATGCCCTTGCGCGCGCTCGGCGCTTCGGTCTTGATCTTGTGGATGTAGATGCTGTTGACGCCGTACGTGTTGGGCAGCGGGTGAACGATAGCCAGCGGCGTGCGGACGGCGCCCTCGCGGCGGGGCTGGATGTGCGGCAGCTTTTTTTGCCACTCGATCCATTGAGACGCGCGCAGCTCGACCTTGATGGTGAAGGCGCACGGTGCCAGCCCGTTGTCGCGAATTCGGGGCTTCTCCTTCTTGCGGCGCTTTTGGACGTCGATGTCCTGCCCGTACTCGAAGTCTTCGATCGTGATGACGCCCGGCAGGTAGATCTCGCCTAGCTGGCAGATGTCCCAGCTCGAGCCCGCGTACTGCCCGTCGATGAACGTCTCGGCGCCGACCCAGGATTCGGTGGGCATCAGGACTCCTCGAGCTCCTTTTTGACCGTAGAGCGCACCTTGCTCATCAAGGCGGCCTCGTCGATCCCGGTGCCGACCTGCCAACCG